TTTCTCCTTTACAGGTGGGGGCTCTGCTGTTACTAGTGGTGGGACTGTGGTAGTTTCTGGAGATAGGTTTATTAGAGTCTACCAGGGTGGAAAGACTTTCTATGTTGCCTGCTATGCGTCCGCATCAACATGTTCTGCTCTATAAGCTAGAAAGGAACGTATACTGGGGGGTCTAACCCCCCAGTAATTTTATTATGGATCTTCTAAATCTAGATACAGTAACTAAACAGAAGCTACAGGCTATGGATAAGTTACTTTCTTATCAACCAAATAGCCAAAAGTTTCTAGAATTTCATAAGAGTACAGCTAAGACAAGATTGCTCCTTGGAGGTCGTAGATCAGGGAAAACCTCCTCCTTACTTGTAGAGGTTATATGGGCAGCATTGGGGATTCATCCCTATCTTGACTACCCTCCTCCTCCTCTTAAGATTAGAATTGTTAGTGTTGATTTTACTTCTGGAAAACAGATCATTCTTCCCATGCTTTATGAATGGATTCCTAGGCACATAATAAGTAAGTGGTGGGCAGAAGATAGAATTCTTGAATTAACCAATGGGACATTGATAGATTTGAAGTCCAATGATCAGGACCTTGAGAAGTTCGAAGGAGTTGAAAGACACTTAGTAGCTATAGATGAAGAATGTAGAAGAGAGGTTTATGAGAGTAACTATTTACGTACAATTTCAAAAAATATAAATGGCAAAATTATAATAGCCATGACTCCTTTGCATGGAATGACCTGGACTTATTCAGATTTATATGATAATCCAGAAGCTGTTCCTCCTTATGTTGAACATTGGCATGTAACTACTTATGACAACCCTCATTTAAATCCTGATGCTATTGATGCTATTAAGAAAGATCCTGTAGTTAAAGATAATCTGGAAGCAGCTATTTATGGAAAGTTCTTTTCTCATGAAGGGTTGGTATATAAGCAGTTTAATTTTGATAAGCATATTATAAATAGACTAGATAAAATTCCCTCAGAATGGCTCCTTATATTGGGGATAGACCCACATGACAGAAATCCCCATGGGGTTCTATTTTGTGGTTTAACCCCTCAGAATACGTGGATAGTGTTTGATGAGATATTAGAGTCATGTGTTATATCTGAGCTAGCAAAGAAGATTAAGGCTAAATTGGGGACTAGATGGCCTCCAAATTTAGCAGTTATAGATACCTCTGGGAATACAGTTCAATCTATATCAGGAAAGAGTGTGGCTGAAGAATTATTGCAATCATATGGTTTATATACAATTTCTGCCCATAAAGATATTGCAGCTGGACGAATTAAAGTTAGTAGTTTGTTAGATCCAGGAGATGGGAAGAAACCCGCATTATATTTTACTTCAAATTGCCACAACTTAATTAGAGAAATACGTCATTACCAATGGGATAACTGGGCGTATAGACGTGCAGACAAGTTAGATCCAAAAGAGAGACCCATGAAGAAGGACGACCACCTAATGGATGCTTTACGTTACATAACTATGACAAATATAGTATATAGGCCCCCTGGATTTGGGGGGGAACGTAAGATTCCAGAACACATTAACCCCACTACGGGTTATTTTTAAAGGAGACGATGATTATGCCAAACCCAATAGAACTTTTACTTAGTCAAATATTAGGAGCAGGAGCACAAGGAGGAGGACCCCCACCTGGAGGACCCCCTGGAATGCCTCCTGAGATGATGGCCGCTCTTGGAGGGGGTACTGGACAACCACCTGGAATGCCTCCTGGTATGTCACCTGGAGGACCTTCTGCAATGACTCCTGAGATGATGGCCGCTCTTGGAGGTGGTACTGGACAACCAACTGGACCAACTGGACCCAAAGGACCACCTAAACAAAGTCCTTTAGAGTTAATTTTACCATTTATACTAGATTTAATTAAACAAATGCTAGCAGGTGGTTCATTAGGAGCAGAAGGAGAAGCACCACAGAGTTTTGCTAAGGGAGGAATTGCTGGACTAGATGGGCCACAGAAGATCCAGGTTGGAGAAGAGGGACCAGAAGCTGTAGTTCCTCTTGGTCGAGGAGGACTGCAAAATCCACAATTACTACTTTCAACTATATTGAATAGTAGACCTCGTCCACCAGGACCAGGTAATCCTTATGGTTTTAGACCACCTGGATACTTTCCTGCGTTACCTCCCCCTCCAACAGGACCTTCATTCCCTCCACCTGGAGGACCTCGTCCACCAGGACCAGGTAATCCTTATGGTTTTAGACCACCTGGGTACTTCCCTGATCTGCCTCCACCTCCTGAAGGACCTGGAAGGCCCCCGCCTGGAGGACCGCTGCCAAGACCAGGGCCTTATCCTCTTGGAGATGTGCCTGAGATGCCTCCCGTATACTGGCCTGAGTTCCCTCCACCTCCTGGAGGACAAGGACCTTACCCACGGTTTCCTTGGCGTAGGCCTGGATTAGATTATGGGAACCCCAATGCAAATCGATTGACGAGCTTAATATAGGAGGTTATTATGACAGAAGAGAAATTTGGAAAAGAGGTATCAAAAAGGAAAGGAGTTACTGTCTATGATGTGGGACAGTTTCTTAAGGATATTCCTATACTAGGAGATGCGATTAGGAAATCCGAAGAGGCAAAAAAGCGTATGGAAGGGACCTCTAAGCAAGAGAAAAAAGATGAATTTCCTTTTGGTGGAGAATATAAATAGGGGAAGACATATGCGGTATGCAATAGTTGCTATTTCAGCATTTATTGGTGGTGTGGCTATAGCACTTTTTTTCATATGGTACTTTCTCTTAAGGGTATTAGACTAGGATAGGAGGTGGTAAATATGTGGTATGTGATAATTGCTATTTTAGCATTTGCTGGTGGAGCAATTGGGATGTTTTTTTTCATGCGTAACAACAAAAAGTACTTTAACATTGATGATATGTTAAAGCTAGAAAGAGATAAACTTTTAGAACTTGGGAGAGATAAATTAGCTGAGTTGAAGAAGAAGATTGAAGAGATTTTATCAGGTATTATATAAGGATGGTATATTATGGCTAAAACTCTAAAAGAGGCTCCTGCTGATTATATAACTGAACTATATGAGACTATTAAGCGTTGGCGGGAGCCCTACGAAGATCGTTGGAAGGAATTCTATAAATTATATAGGAATTATAGAGATGAAACTCAGTATCCATTTAAGAGTAATCTATTTATCCCCTATGTATTCTCTATTGTAGAATCCATTACCCCAAAGATGTTGGGGACTATTTTTAATACCAGACCCATAATCTCCGTACAGGCACGCCAGGGAGCCAATGAGGATATGGCCAAAGTAATGGAGCGTTTACTTGAATACCAACTGGATGATGAACGCTTGGAGTTCTTTAGTAAAATATTAGAATTCTTTAAAGAATGTGTGATCTATGGTACTTCTTTTCTAAAAGTTATTCCTCGTTTTAATGACGATGATCTTGTTTCTTTTAATTATATAGATGTAGAACCTATTGATTTATTTAATATCTTCCCAGATTACAGAGCTAAGTCCATTAGAAGAATGAAGTATATAATTCAACTCAGTTATATGGATTTCGATGAACTACAAACTCTAGAGGATCAGGGATTCTATAAGAATGTAAAGCAAGTAGAAGATCAGTTAGAAGATGCAATGAATATTGACGAATTTAAGAGGGAAAGACTTACTGATGTTGGAATACTTGATGAATATGGATTTGATGCTAATAGAAAGGTTATTGAGGTATTAGAGTATTGGGATAAGGATAAGATTTATACAATTGGAGCCCGTAAGGTTATACTGAAAGAAGAGGACAATCCCTTTGATGGACTTTTGCCCTTCTTAATGGCCCGATACATACCTGTCCAACATGAACTCTATGGAATTGGAATACCAGAAGTAGCACAAGATCTTCAGACAGAACTCAATACAGTTAGAAATCAACGAATGGACAATGTTAACTTAATTATCAATAGAATGTTCATTGCCAATAAGTATGCAGATATTAATCTAGATCAACTTGTATCTTATCCTGGGAATGTTATCCTTACCAACGATATTACTGCCATTCAGCCACTTGATACTCGTGACGTTACCAAATCTGCCTATATGGAAGAAGAGATCATTAAGCAGGATATAGATAATGCCACAGGAAACTATTCTTATGCTCGAGGAGCACCTCCTGAACGAAGAGAAACTGCTACTGGAATTATTAGATTGCAACAGGCCTCAGATGTTAGATTTGATACAGTTG